TTCCGAATTATCAGTTCGGTATTCTACCTTTGAATTAATGAGACAAATAAAACAGGATACGTTTTTCTTTTTCCAAATAAAAAGTTTTGTAAATTTGCTGAATGTATCCTAAAACTTAACAGGTTCACTTTTTGTCTTTTCAATATGGCGAAAATAATAATTGCTGAACGGAACCTAAAATTGGTAGGGGTGCGGGGTAATGATCCCTGTTCTACGAGTTAAAAGCTCGTTGCTTCACCTTAAAGCTTCACCCCCAAAAATTGTGATCGTATTACCTTTAAATAGAGCATCCACCTTGGTTGGTATAGAAAGGTCATTTTAAGTCGGAGGAACGATCAATACCGACATTAGTTGCAACACAATTTGGTAGCGGAGTAAGGAATCGAACACTCACTCTCTAGCTTATGAGACTAGCATAGTCACCAGACTACATCTCCGCTATTATTTGGTGGGACATCTAGGTAACGATCCTAGCGAGCCGAAGCCTTGGTTTTACAGACCACTCTGCCTCCTTAGCAGAATACTGTCCCTTATTTGTTTTTACCACACCAAGTATCAGTTTGAGAGTGGCAGTTTGGACACAACAATCTCAAATTACTGAACTTGTGATTATGATTATCACCATCAATGTGATCCAAATGTAATATAATTGGTTTTTTATTCCATTCAGTTATACCACATTCTTCACACTCATATACTTTCAGTTTTTCTTTTATTATTCTATTTTTTAGTTTCAAAGTAGGATATGATGGGTACTTACCTTCCAAAATATCAATCAATTCATATTTGGTTCTTTTTCCACCAATCTTGAATGATAATCCTAACTTTTTACATCTTCTCCAAATTGTAACATCTGGAACATCAAAATAACGTGAGAGTTGACCCAAGACAGGATTTAAGTTGTATTGTTCTAACAACTCTTCATCAGTAAATTTATCTTTATGTCTTTGTTTCATATTACCTTTAATTGGTGCTCTGTACAGAGCACAGACCTACATATATCGTATTTACAATCAGCTTCCTAATTATTCAGACACCCAATTTAACTATTATACTTTACTATCTAACAAAAGTAAAGCATTTTTTTAAAAAGAAACCGTCGCCAGCAGAACAAAGTTCTGATCTCTTTACAGAGAACCACGGTTGAGGTGGTATATTTTGACCCCACCCACTGCTTATACGCTAACCTTCAAGATCATCGGTTGCGCTATCTTCTTCAGATTTTAATTGGTACACCATCGGAGATTCGAACTCCGTTCACAAGAGTGAAAATCTTGTATCCTAAACCAAGTAGACGAATGGTGCATTTAACTTAAAAACTATTATATCACATTTTCTAACTTTGTCAAGCACTTTTTGTTTGGAGGTAGTGACAGGATTCAAACCTGCGTATAACGGATTTGCAATCCGCATCCTAATCATTCAGACACACTACCAAATATCATAGATATATATTAAATTTGTTGTAAACGTTCCTCCTCTTTTAGTAGGAACCATTTCTCCCATATAACAAGACCGGTTGGGTTAGAGGTAAGTAGTAATAGTCGGTACAAGGTTACTAGTTTAGCCTCATTGCGGAGATCACCTGCTCACAAAGTTTTCGACGCTTTGCTTTCCCAACATCTACATTTACAACAAAACTTGGAGCCACCAACAGGTAACGATCCTGTGTCGCCTCCTTACCAAGGAGGAATAATACCATTATACTATGGTGGCAAAACTTGGTGGGGATGGTCAGACTCGAACTGACACGCACTAGGCACAAGTATCTAAAACTTGCATGGCTTCCAATTACATCACATCCCCTAAAAATGGCAGAGAGCATCGGTCTCGATCCGAATACCTTGGCAGGTACGATCTACTTAGCAGGTAGTCCCAGAACCCTGTCTGGTTTACTCTCTATTGACTCTTTTTCTTATCTCATCAAAAGCGATAGGTCTAAAATCCGTTTGTTCGACACAAACACAAATATACCAAGGATCAACTTCATTATTATATTTTACCACATTTGTATGAGTATGTCCATGAATATTTGCAGTAAACCTACCTTTACTTTCAGAATGAATAGGAATATGACTTAAAATCATTCTATCCATCACATGATAAGCTCTGATATCTCTAAAATGTTCTGTATAATCAGTCAATTTAAAAATATCATGATTTCCCTTAATGAGAACTTTATCTCCATTTAGTCTATGGAGAGTTTGCAATGCTCTTCTATTAATAACAACATCGCCTAAATGATATACTTTATCCTTGGGACCAACAGTTTCGTTCCATCGTTTAACTAACTCTTCGTCCATTTCCTCTGGAGTGTCCCAAGGTCTAACTTTAGTGCCATCTTCTTTTAGAAAACGACACACTCCTAAGTGTCCAAAATGTGTATCGCTAACTAAAAATGTAGTTGGCATCTTATTTCTCCTAATAATGGCAGAAGATGGAGGAATTGAACCCCGAACGCACACAGACGTTCTCCTGTTTTCCAAACAGGCGTCAGTACCAACTGACTTCATCTTCTAAAATTGGCACCCTCGGCAGGATTCGAACCCACAATAAATCGTCCGTAGCGATTCGTGATAATTCCATTTCACTACAAGGGTATATTTTCTTTAATTGTAATGGCGAGTCTATATTTTTGTTACTTGGCAACTCTGCTAAACCAGGATTTGCACCTTTCAAGAACGAATATTTTTAATACCCATATTTAACATTGACTCTCTACCATATAGAAACACACTCAAACGGGTCTTTTCGCCTATCCTCGCACAGCCGTTGCAGCCAAGGTAGGGTAGAATGTGTTTTTAAATGGTAGGCAGTGAAAGACTCGAACTTTCATAACTCATCTTGTAAGGATGATGGCTAACCTCTCACACCAACTGCCTAATATAATCTTCTGTAATTTCTTTTTTAGAAAGAATAATTATTTTTATATTATTTTGTTCTTCTACTTTTCTAATTTTAACTTCATCTTTTTTAATTAAATAATCATTTTTAGTGTCAATAAAAATATCTCCTATTTTAAAATCTGGATAATATCTGTGTGATACATTGTTATCATCAATCCAAATAAAAGGAGATGGACGAATCCATTCAATATTTAATTTATCCAGCATTTCTGCTAATAAAATTTCATAATTAGATTGTAGATAAATTATTGATCCATCTACTTTCTGATATTTCATCTTTCTTTTTGATGTATGACCACCAAGTTCATTATTTTTAGCAGCAACAGAAAGTTTCTTTTTAGTTTCCTCTGAAAGTTTTTTACCTTTCTGTCTTTCAGAATATTGTTTTTTTCTTTCTTTGGTAAAAGAACTTTTTACTTTTTCAGATTGTAATTTTTTTCTTTCTTCTTTAGACATAATAATTGTCATTTCCGAAGAAATCTTTTTTTTTCTTTCTAATCCATCATTGGTTTTATAATATTCCTTTAATTTTTCAGAAATACGTTTCTTATCGTCTTCGGTTCTAATTCTAACATTACCACAGGATCGAGAACAATATGTTCCATTTTTATTGTGAGATATATTACATCTAGGACATATTTTCATATTATTCGTTCCTCTGTATTTTACTTTTATTTATATAAAATAAGATTTCACCAAAGACCTAAAAATTGGTGCAGCCAACTGGTATCGAACCAGTATCTAAGGATTTTCAGTCCTCCGCATAGACCATCTTTGCTATGGCTGCTTGGGTGATTAACGAGTAACGATCTCGTACTTCCTCTTTCACAGAGAGGGGTGCTACCATTACACCATAATCACCATTAATTGGATCAGGAACGTGGACTCGAACCACGATAAACGGAGTCAAAGTCCGTTGTCCTACCATTAGACGACTCCTGAATAAGTTTTCCAAATTGTTAAAGAGCTATTGAGAGTCTATTATAGATCATTCTCAACCAGAAGTCAAGTTTTTTAACTCCTGAAACGAAAAAACCCTAGAATTCTAGGGTTTTTTGTTATTTAAAAAATTTATATTTTTAACAAAAAACCCATTTGTAAATAAAATATCTTGGATCTTTTTTTGACGCGCAAGATTCTAAGTGCCATTGACTAAGCACTAAATTTTGATTGGATATGCGTGTTAAAATGTTTTTGTTCATATTACTACTTATATATTTTTTTCACTAAAAAAGCCTTTTTTTCAACTTTTTTTCAACTTTTTTCAAAATATTTTCAATTTATTTACAAAAAAAGCCCTTTTTATGGTATATTTTTTTAAATTTGGTTTATAGAAACATTTCCAGTACTTCTGTATGAAGTTGCAACACAACTAAATACATTTTTATACAATTCTCTAGTATTATTTTGGTCATAAGACACAGAATTAGAAATATTCATAGAATCACCTACAGAAGAAGCATCAATATTAGCTCCAGTGAACACAAACTCCCAATTATACTTAGTTTTTTGATGGTTAATTATATTACTAATTTTTTCTCTAGTAAAACTTATACTAGAATTTTCTAAACCATCTGTGGTAATCAAAAAAAGAACTTTAGATGGTCTATCTTCTTCAGGCATATTAGATAAACGCATACCTACTACTCTAATAGTATCACCAATTGCATCATAAAGAGGAGTCATTCCATCAGGTTTATACTGACTGGAATTTAATTCTGGACAATTTTGGATATTTATTCCATTAAAAATAATATTATTTGGATTAATACTATTAAACGTAGTTAAAGTGATATTAGCTTCACCACTAACTTTCTTTTGTTCCTCTATAAATGCATTAAATCCTCCTATAGTATCAGAAGAAAAATTATGCATAGATCCAGATGCATCAATAATAACAACTATTTCAGTTAGATTTTCTTTCATAAATTACCTCAAAATTAACAGGATACTTTTTAACATTTCAGATTAACAGTCTGGTGTTTTAATTTGCTGAACGTATCCTTATTTAGTAAATTTTTAATAGGGAGCCGAAGCTCCCATTTAATTAAAAGTCATATCTGTTGTTCATGATTGTATTCATCATAATTCCTTCTGGAGTAAAGTCATCCATATCAGTAGACAGAACAGCCTTTACGATAGAAGGACTGAATCCAGATACCAATGCTACTCCATTAGTATCATATTTAACAGGAACATTATCCTTTGAATTCAAATTCCAGAATACAATTGATGGAATTTCATATCCAGCAGCTTCAAACTTACGAGCAATCATTTGATGAGCAGAGTCATCAAAACTAATACACTGATTGAACTGCATATCAGATAAAATTAACAACATCTTAGGCATATCACTTGGAGCAACATTACCCTTTACTGCGGTTTTTAGAATCTTATCCATAGCCGCATGAAGATCAGTACTCATAGCCCAGTCTGATTTGGTCATTTGAGAAGCCTTATCTATAATATTACCCTTCAGATGTAGAAGTTTAGGATCAGTAGAGAAAGTCAAGAAAGTATCCTTGAAATCTCCAGTATTCTTTTCTGCTAGATATAGACCTAGAGAAACTGCTACATCAATACAAGTAGTAGAACCCTTATTACCAGCAATACATGTCATAGACCCTGATACATCAACCAAAGGTAAGATACTTGCATCACCAACGAAGTTTGGAAGTGCTTCCCACTGCTTAATAACTAGATCAAGTTGAGTCTTGTTGAAAGAAGCACTATTAAAACCATATAGGTTAATTACACCCTTCAATACATCGTATGGAAATACAGCACCAGCATTAACCTTAACCTTTGGATCATCACCCTTTACTAAAGAAGCAACATACTGTTGGTATGTATCTTTAGCATTACGCCAAAAAGCTTTCTTATAACGAGCAGAAGCTACTGATGGAACATGACTGAAATTAATATTATTCCAATCTTTAGCACACATTTTAGTTTCTACAACCTTAGTTAGATTAACTAAAGTTTTACGATATTGCTTTGGAGACATTCCTAGAGCATTACGAAGTTCTACTGCAATTTCACCTTTACGAGGCATCCACTTAGCGCATAGTCCATTTTCATTAGAAATAGCTTCTTTTATGTAATCATAGGCTTTAAAACGAAAATCAGACTTGAAAGTTAAAAGATCATCCCAACGACCCAATTCAGGAACTTTAGGTAGAATCTTTTCTACTAGATCTGGTTTAGTATTTTCTAGATGTTCTAGAATTTTACGAAAAACTTCACGTTCACCGGCTCCACCACGCACATCTCGACTCCAAAGAGCTACTCGAATAGCTAATTCTGGATTTTCTACCATAGCAGCAGTAAAATCAGGAACAATATCCTTACCACGAGAAGCACCAATCTTATAGAAAAGATCTACAACAGCGTTAGAAGTATCCTTAAAAGCTTTCATATTATTTTCAGTACGAGCTTCTTGATTCTTAACAGCATTTACAAATGAGTTCATAATTATCACCTATCAGGTTTACGTTTTATACAAAATTTTCAAGTTTGTTTTTGGTTAAAATTGCTGAAATAAACCTTTATTTCAACTGGATGATCGGAACAGTATTTTATTATTCTGCTTGACCCCATCCCCTGTATATTGGTTCAGTTCCTCAAGCCTATCAACAATTCATGTTGACTATCTGTATATTGTGTCTGTTAACAGAATCATATATGTCTTTCCATATGTCGTTGGTTCCTTGAATGTTCTCTATTTCTAGAGACTAGTCGCTGGAGCATTTTCTCCGAGCAAACATTTTCTACCACATTATAGGTTTAAAGTTTTTTCATTGCTGAATTCATCCAAAAATTAAAAAACAGGATGTGTTTTACGCGCTCTACCGACTAAGCTACTTCATAATAATATTATGAAGGTTGGACTCGAACCAACGACCACGGTGTTGTAATCACATTTAATTATGCAGTAAACATCCTAAAATAACACAAAATGCTGTATGCATTCTTCATTTTTTTATATAATACACCATTTTATTGATGGTGTCAAGGGTTTTTATGTTACATTAATAATTATTTTTTATTTAAATTATCAATGTAATGATTGATTGGAGCCTCCACCCAGAATCGAACTGAGTTATCATGATTACAAAACATGTGCATCGCCATCAATGCTTTGGAGGCTATTTTTTATTTATACTCTTTACCACAAACAGAACATTTAGAACTATCTCCTTTTTGAGATAGATTCATAACTCGCATACCATCTCCATATTTTTTATCTTGATAATCCGAAGAGTTTGATGGATTACCTTTACATCCACATTTCTTAATTACAGAACCACTCATAATATATTCTCCTATTTATTCATATACGAATGCAATTTCTTCAACAGGAATCAAAAAAACATTCTTTTCAATTTCTTTAGATTTATTCCAATCTAAACAAACTCTTTCTCCAACAGAAACTTCTGTTACATCTGGACCTACTGATATAACTACTGCTTGATCAACATCAAGAGGACTTTTAAGAATAATACCAGAATCTGTTGTTAGATTTGGTTCTACTCTTTCTACAATAACATTTTTTTTAATTGGACGCATAATATACCTTTTTTAAAAAATTGGCTGGCAATGTAGGATTCGAACCTACGACCCACGGATTAACAGTCCGATACACTACCACTGTGCTAATTGCCAATATTGATAATTATAATCTATTTATAATGACATGTCAAGTATTTTTTTACAAATTATCAAATAAATTAGATAATGTAAAAATTGATCTAGACCTGTCATAAACCAGAACATATATTTGTCTGGTGTGTAATTCCACTTTCTATTTATATTACTTTTACAATAATCTATCAAATAATGTGATATGAAATCAATAAAAATTAGATAAATTGAAAAATAACCATAAAAATATATGAATACTCCGGTAAGTATACCATGAATTGCTGAATGAAGCAAGCCTCCTGGGTGTAAAAATGTTCCTTTATTTGACCACTGATATTTTGTCTGTAAAACAAAATCAGCAATAAAATGTTTGAGAAATAATCCCAATAAAATTAAAATCATTAAAAATCCTCTAATTCTTTTATTGCAGCATCAATGCGTTCTTCATATTCATCCCAAGCTTTGTTCTCCTCTGCTGTTACATTTTTCCATTCGATTAAAAGACTAACCAACTCATCTACTAAATCTGAGCGTATGTATTGGGATGGTTCGCCAAAATCAGGTTTTTTCTCCCATCCTTCAATCTCACATGCGTTTGCCCAAATCTTCTTTGGAAATTTATTCATTATTTAATACCAAAATCTGTTTTAATACACCATACTTTAAATTCTAGTAAAGAATTCATGTATTCCTGATCTTCAGGTTCAACGAGTTCAATACAATGATTAATAATTAGTTCAGCAAACTTTTCTGCCCATTCTTTTGAAGGAGTCTGTATGGTTAAACTATCCTCGCCGTTAAAATTTTCAGATACTGATTGTATAGTTGCTTTTTCATACAGTTGTTCAATTAAATTATTCATTATTTATGTCCTATATTATGTTGTTCTTCAGCAAACGCAATTCCACTAACAAAACTCAATAAGTGTCCTTCTCCCATACAATTTTCATACTCAATATATCCTTCTATACGTTTTTCAGGACTCAATGGCTTCCTTGCTTCACGCAGCATCCTATTCTCAGTCTCTAACCAAGCTGCATATTTACTGGCGCTATTAAATGCTTCATCCTCTTCATCCTCCGTCATCGGCTTTCTTTTCGGCTCGTGGCGGGTGAATCTGTCAGGATATGCTTCCTTATATTCCTTAATTGCTTCAGCCATATAAGATGCATCTTCAGTAGATCCGCATGAAATGATTTGATCTCTTGCAGTTAACCATCCAGCAAATAGATAAATTGCTCCTTCATTTGATTCCCATAATTCTATTTCTTTATTCATATTCTTCTCCTAATTAAACTATAGCTTTATTTCTAACTTCTTCAAAAGTATATTCTTTAATAATTTTACCATTTTCAAATACTGTTTCTAATACTGGAGTAGGCCAATCTTCAACACCAGAATAATATCTACCATTTTCTTTATATAAAGTTACTCTACCTTTCTTAGAAGATTTATTAGGATCTGTAATAGGATCTTTAAATACATGTCTCCATTCACCATTTACTCGAATTGCTGAACATTTCATTGCAAATTTTTGAGTATCTCTATCTATTTGTTGAAGAAGAGCACCACCTTGACCAAACAAAATATTATCAGAACTATATCCATAAAAATCAGCAGTTTCAAGAATAAGATCTATCATCTTACCATTGATACCATCTCCTTGAAGGACTTTAACATTATTAATAACTTTATATCCTTTAGAGTTTACAGTATGTCCAAAATAACTATCTAATATACAAAGACATTCTGAAACAATTAAATTTGGAATACCACTATCTGGACGAACAACAAGTTTAACATTATTGTCAATAATATCTTGTTTTAATACTGCGCCATACATATGACATGCTTTGTAGATATCATAACTATCAGAAACAATTGATACTGTACCATTCGGATTATTACGAATCATATTACGATAAGAATCAACTTCGTTATCTCGTCCCCAAGACGTTACGGTAGAATGTTCCATTGCTGGAACGCTAAAACCTGCAATCCCACCATTATAATAAGAACGTGCAAAACAAAGACCAGCAATATTATCAGTCCCCATAAAATTGACTAGGTGCGCTGCTCCACCAATCCCAGAACTTTCAAGACTAGATACTCCTCTAGCACCGAAATCATGTAAA